GCTTCGATTGCAGATATACATCCTGTTTCTGGATAGACATTTGGATATGCAAGGATATGTGTTTGTTGTAACGCTGACCGAATTTCATCATTAGAAACCGTTCCATGATAATTCACATTTGGTGTTTCTTTACAAGCTTCATAAAGAGGTTCCCATTCTTTGTCTTGTTCTTCCCAACCATATATCTTAAAACTTGAATATACATCAAGTTCTACATTCTCTAATTTTAATGCTTTAAACGCACCAATCAATACATCTAATCCCCGATGTGGTGTAGAAGTATATGCAAGTCGAATCGGGCCGTCTTTTGGTTTGGTATGTACTGGAATTGGTTCGATTGCGTTCTTTAGTACAACACTTTTTTCGTATTCAATATCAAGATCCATATTATATTTTTCAAGTGACCAATCAGAAGGAAATACAAATCGTTCAAACTTGTCACGATAAGATTTGTCTTTTAAAAATTGTACTTCTGGATCTTTCGATGTATCCTGAAACCAAAGGATTTTTGGTTTGTCTTCGTATTCACGAACTCTTGAAAGAATGATCTGAAAATAGTTCCAGAGATCTTCAGGCACCCTCTCCTTGACTCTTTGATAAATTAACTCACTTCCACCCTTTGCATTCTTTGATTGTTCAACCACATCTCCATCAGTTGGTGGTGGTGGAAGTCCTTGTTCTTTTCTTTTCCGAATTTCTTTTATTTTAGAACCATCGAACTTCATCATGCTCATGAAGATTCTCCAATCTTATCAAGAGCCTCCACTTTTTCAAGTGCTTCAAGAGATTCATTATTTTCTTCTGTCGGCGATTCTGGTTTCTCTTTTCCAAAAAACTTTAGAACCGCCTGTAAAATTTTATCAAACATTTTTTATTTCCATTGTATGATTATAACAAATTATTTACCAAATGTCAAGTCTTTTTTTTAAAAAAGTTTACCTTGTTCAATACCATGTAATCTATATTGTAATTTTCCATCATGAAATACTTCAACATCATCACCATCTAATTGCTTGGTTGCGGCTTCGTTATCTGCATCTATTTTACTAAATTTCAATATTTGTCCATTTTTTGTTTCAACTAGATAAGGGTTTTGCTCATTGGGAGTTTGCATAACTGTTCCTATAAGTGAAAACCTGTCCTGCATATGTAATACGCATCTACTATGTCAGAAACAGGGTTAGAAATTTTAGTTGATTTCGGAGATAATTGGCTCCGAAGATCGACATGTGTTTCAGATAAAAATGTTTCATACATTAAGTCTTTATTGGCATTTCCTTTTCCTGTGGCATGTTTTTTAATTAATGTGGGGGGAATCGTAGTATATTTGAATCCGGCTTCTTTAAGTTGTTTTTTGAGTATTCCAGTATTCTCTCCAATGTTGAAAACTCTACCTGTCGCCGCAAATGCATAACCTTCCAAATAAACTCTGTTCACTCGGCCATCAAACCACCGAATACATTCTATAGTCCAAGATGCAAGTTTACTAAATCTATCAATATCATCCGTATATTCTGGATAATCATAAGCAAGAAACACTTTACCTAATGATTTGTGTGACTTGTTTTGTTTCAAAAAATGAAACTTACAATTTTCAAATTTTATATCATTATCAATTATTTTTGCCACACATATTGCAGGAGAAGTTAAAGAATAATCAATTCCTGCAATATGTTCATTCATATTCATCTCCTTCAAAGAATTCATCATAATATGGTTCCATTAAAATTCCACAAAATGCACAATGAAATGCTGGTTCTTCATATCTCATATCACTCGAATCATATATCATTTTATAATTTATTCCACAATTATTACATTCTACATCTAATTCGACTTCCATTTCTCTCCAATTAAAGATCTACTATTTCGCAACCACCTTCTGCCGAACAAGCAAGTTCTTGTGATGCTACCGTATAATCTCGCTGTTCATAATTAGATAGTTTTGACCAATCTACCTTCTTTGGTATTTTAGTCAACAATTCATTATATTCTTTTTTCGTACAATCTTGATACGGCGCTTGTCTATATGTATGTTCACTGAAAGGTAAGAATGAAATACCGCTAATTGAATCAAAATTGTTCCACACCCATGCACCCACATCAAGCCATTCTTCTTCTTTTACTGATACTGTAATAGATGGTTTGTGTTCACACCAATGTTGTTGATATTTAGTCCAAAGTTGTAATTGTTCTATCGCAGTCATATCTTTGCGACAAACTGCACCTTTGGGACTTTCCATTGGAAAAGAAAAAACTGTTGTATGTTTTGGTTTAGTTACATCTGGTTCATTTGGAAAGTCCGCCTCTTTCATCATTTTGCAAAGAGGATCTTTGTTGTCTGCTCTTACAGTACGGATATAATAAGGACTATGGCGGGCATGAATACCAGAAGCACTATCAACAAGCTGACTAACAGTACCACTGGGTTTGACACAAGTAATAGCTGCAGATCTTTGGATTCCAAGTTTGTCTGCCCATTCTTTATTTGTTTCGACTGCAATTTTTCTAAGGTCATCTAATAACTCCTCTAATCCTTTTTTTCTTCCGTTGGTCAAAGGATTGTCTAAAATGCCGGTAAGTGATACACCAAGAAGTCTTTCTTCAGTGCAATTTCTTCCCCATTCTTTGGTAAGATATCTGAAATTGGTAAGAGTGGATTGGAATGTGCCAAGGATAGTTGCAGTCCTGACTTTCTTAGAAAGAGATTCGGGAGTGTCCCATCTTCGGATAACGCATTCCGACAAGTTACAAAACTCTCTGCTTCGCAGAATAATCTCACTGCATGGGTTAGTTCCAAAGTCATCTCTTGGTTCTCGTCTTGTAATAAATCCTCCATTTCCATCTGGTTCCTTTTCGTTTAATGTTATTACTTGATTTTTTGCCGACAAGCCATTATAAACTCCACGTTCTCCTGACTTTGAATCGTAAAGAGACAACCATTCTCGCATATAAGTTCCAACATCCGGCCGTTCTTTATAATTAACTGAATTGTTTGCTAGTGCTCGTTGTACATTAAGTTTATGCCATTCTCCGTGTTTCGCAAATCTCATTTCTCTATCATTGAGATCACTTAAACTAATAAGAGCACTTCTACGAACACCTCCCACCACAACAATTTCTGCAATTTTACAAACAATATCATGACATTCAATAGGTCTAAGTTTTCTTCCTGCCGAATCTTGAAATATCGTTGATGCAAAATGAAATAAATCATCTAACGGTTGCGGGCCAGAAGCTCTTCCTCCAAATGTTTTTAAAGGTTCCCCAGTAGCACGAACCTTTGAAAGATCCCATTGTGGAATTTGACCTGTCCACAATAAACTCAAAAGTTCCTTGAACGCTTTTGCCCATCCAAGTTTTGAATCTGCAACTACAATTGTTGTTTCTGTCTTGTAAAATTCTTCTGCAACCAATGGTAATTGATTTACATGTTCTATCTCTACACTAAATCCAACTCCTGTTCCGTTCATAAGAACATAGAGTATTTCATCAAAAGAACGTGGGCTATCAACTTTTACATAAGAACAATTATAACCAGCAACATTCTCTTTTCTGAGTGCATCTCCTGCCGTCATCAAACAACGCATGGAAGGCATAACATTTAATGCTAATACATCTTCTCTTAATTCTTCAACCAATCCATTTCCTAAATCATAATCACATGTTTCTTTAAGATGTTCTTGAAAAAAAGTAAAATAACGATCTACTGTTTCTCCCCATGTTTCTCTTCGTTTTTTATCATAATCCCATCGTGCATACCGTGAAAGATGAATGAATTGTTGGTATTGACTAGGTAAGACGGCGGGATTGATGGGGTTCATTTTTTTCTCCAAGAGGCGAGTTCAGTTTTTGCTAGCAGACCATTGTACGTGTTGATATTTATTATATCGATTATTCTTGATTCTTGAATACTAGCAAGAACCATGTCGTTTAAATCTTTACATGCAACCGAATCCGGCCAGATGCAAATATTCCAACCATTGTCGATTGTTTTTTCCATTCTAGAAATGATTTCTTTATTTCTAGGTTCATTGTCGAAGACCATCGTTCCTGTATGATTATCCAATGCACTTGATATCTCAATTTGTGACCTCAAGTTTACATCTGATCCTGCCATTGCAATACAGTTCGGCAAAAACATCGAATCAAACGGGCCTTCGACTACATAAAATTGTTTCTCCAAATCCAGGCGATCCAATCCGAATATTTTAGGAGAATCTTCGTCCATCTTAATCGT